AGGAAAAAGATCAAGAAACAGACAATCCAATATCGCCGCTTGCAACATCAAAGGCAGGCTGCATAATCAACCCAACAGATGAACCAGAGCCTCCAAAGCTCAATCCACTCTAATGTCCCATTTTATATGACGACGGACACTTTCAAACAAATCTGAGGAGCCAACATACCCGCTGCATGGTTTAGCTTAGCCTGTCGTGTAGATGTACGAGTAGCATTAATTGCCGAAGTGTCAGCATTTGTGGCGCTTGTTGCTGCACTAGTCGCACTGGTGCTTGCTTCAGATGCCTTTGTAGTAGCTGTGCTTGCGGATGTGGACGCAGAGGTGGCACTGGTCGCAGCCTGTGTTGCTGAGGTTGCTGCAGCCGATGCAGAATTAGACGCGTTAGTCGCTGACGTTGAAGCTGTGGATGCGCTCGTACTGGCAGCAGTTGCAGAGCCAGCGGCATTGCTTTCGGAGGTAGCTGCGTCTGACGCGCTCGTAGAGGCTGATGACGCAGACCCCGAAGCATTACTTGCAGAGGTTGCCGCGCTTGTTGCACTGGTAGCTGCCTCTGACGCTTTGGTGGTTGCAGTATTAGCCGATGTTGATGCCGATGATGCACTAGAAGCTGCTGCTGTTTCTGATGCTGCTGCGTTAGTCTCTGAGGTAGCTGCTGCTGCGGCACTTTCGGCAGAGATTAATGCAGACTTTTGTATTTCTAAAATCTGCCCGTTGTTACTTTCAAACACCACATCGTCAATTCTGACATGAGCATTGCCACCCAAAAACGCACTAGAAGTTTGGTAGTCGTATAAGTTGCCTGAAATGACAGTATCGTTGGCATCAACCGCTGCAATTTCTATTTTCACAAACGCTGTATTTGATGGTGCGGTTAAATAATCTGATAGGTATTGAAACCATGTCTGCGATGGTGCGTCAGTCGTTCCATTAGCGTTATTATAGTACGATGCAGCGGATCGTGATGCTGCTGACGAAAGAAGCGATCCATCTTCATCGTACCAACGGGCTACCACAATCCAGTCATCTTCATCGACAAATTTTGCATTCGCTCCATTGGCATCGCTATGCGTGTCACCAAGCCAGACGTAAGCGTTTACTCTAAATTGTTGAGAGGGTTCGGCTACGAAATATTTGGCGATGTACCACCAATCACCAGCAGAAGTCGTATCTGATCCATAGCAAAGTTCCGAAGCATAAGGCGAGCTAGAGTTTACGCTGTTATGGTGACCAATAACGGTGAAAGCATTTGAGTGATCAGAGCCAACCTCCCAACCAGCAGGTGCACCTGCGTCTCCGTTGGTGCCCAACTCAAAGCCTGCGTTAAATACACCACCATCTACAAGCTGAACACGCTTTCTAGCGTTTGCAGCCGTAGTCGCAGATGTCGCTGCACTTGAAGATGATCCACTTGCGTTCGTGGCTGAAGTCGCTGCCTGTGACGCAGACGTGGAGGCTTCAGAGGCTTTAGTGGTTGCTGTTGTTGCAGAGGCAGCAGCAGCAGTTGCGCTTGAAGCGGCATCGCTTGCTTTTGTTGTAGCGGTGGTTGCAGAGTTTGAGGCGTTAGTTGCTGAGGTTGCAGCGTTCGTTTCAGACGTAGCAGCGTTCGTTTCAGAGGTGCTAGCGTTGCTCTCTGATGTGGCCGCATTGGTTTCTGAAGTGGCTGCATTTGACGCGCTGGTACTTGCTGCCGTGGCGGAACTTTCCGCATTCGTTTCTGCAGTTTCGGCTGCTGTCTTTGCTATCTCAGCTGCAGTCTTTGCAGTTTCTGCATTAGTTTCAGCTGTTTCGGCACCCGCTTTGGCTGTTTCCGCTGCAGTCTGCGCAGTTTGGGCAGCTGTGCGTGCAGTTTCAGCGGCGGTTTGTGCTGTTTCTGCATTTGTTTCTGCTGTTTCTGCCGCCGTTTGAGCCGCCTGAGCCGCCGCCGCGCTAACAGCTGCTGTATCGACACTATCAGTGTAAGTCGGATCAAGGTTGCTTTCGGTAACATACGCCGTAACTGCACTTTGACCCGCGCTAAATCCTGACGTGTTGCCAGTGCGGTCTTTGGCTTTAAGCCAGTAAAAATACGTCGTGTTAACTGGCAGCCCATCGTCGGTAAAGCTATCGCCTCTTACCTCAGCAACTTGTGTGGCGGTTGAACTGCTATTGGTGGTGTTACGATAAACTTCGATAACATCTAAGTCTGAGGCACTTGGATTGGTCCAAGCAAGCGACACACCAGCAAAGACACCCGATGCGGTAAAACTGGTTGGTGCAGTTGGCGCCGTATCATCACCAGTCACTGTAATGGTAGTCACAGGATCGGGGCTAAATTCACCACGCACGCCCAACTGATTTACTGCTCTAACCCGATAGTTAACGACAGCATCTTTGGCGTAGCCAAGTAATGTTGCGCGGCTCTCTGTAACATTGAAAGTTTGGTATGTGCTTTCACTAGATAACTTGTGATGAACCTCAAAGTGATCGTGAAAACCGCTGCCTACATCAGCCCAGTCCAAAGATATACGCGGAACAAAGTTACCATCTCCATCAATAAACCCTGTATTGGAGGCTGTTAAATTATCAACAGTGGCAACAGCATCAAACGAAGGCAGTGTCGTATTGTTTGAAGTAATTGCACTTTCTTCGGCGTTCCAATCGAAAGCAGCAGCAGATGTCTCTCGCAATGTGAGGTTGACCTTGAGTGCGCCATCATCACCATCGACAAATAGGCTCCACCCAACAACCTCGAAGGTTTTATTCGTCCATCCGTAGCGGTCGTTCGTTAAGCGAATAATGTCGCCAACTTCGACCTCAAACGCCTTCATTGAGAACGTTGCAGAGAAGGTCATTTGCTCACGCGCACGCAACAGCGTTAGCTTTGCAAGTCGTTGTGCAGTGGCCGCGCTGGTAACGAATGTAAACGGAAGATCGAGAATGCTTTCTTCGCCGTTATCCTCACCCAAGAATGCACTAGCTTTACCTGTGCCGCTGCCAGCACCAGTTGCGGTAAAGGTCACTCCAACAGCGTTCGATGCTGCGCCGATACTTGTGAAGTCTGTCGTTCCGACTTCAGTAATTGTGTAGACTTGGTCAGTGGCAAAACTACCAGCATCCGTTTGTGCTAATACTTGCGGGTAATCTGCGGTGATCCATCGGCTTTCCGCATCAATGAATGTTCCAGCCACTTTGTTGAAGTTGTCACGCATGGTTAGGCGCGTATCTAGCTGAATTGGCCCTCTAAGGTCATCAAGGCCAAAATCTTCAACAGGTGTAGAATAAGCACCCGCCTTTAGTTTCCATTGCCCCTGCCCCCAATATAACGTTCCTGCCATAGCTGCAGTCATGTCTTCTAGGACAGAGCCAATTGGCTCATCAGCGCGCACAACACCGTTGACTGTATATCTGTTTTCTGAGCCAGACCCACTTAGTGAAACGGTTTCGTCACATTCATTCGCAGCAGCCTGTAAGAATGTGTCATCTATCGCACTGTCATTAAGGCCATACTTGGACAGCAAAAAATCACGCAAACATAAAGCAGCGTTGTTACTGTAGGCGGTTGTAGAGTTGCGTGGGTCGTAAACCTTCTTGCCTTCGACAACAGCCGTGACAAGAGGAACACCAGAACCAAAAACATCACGATCATATTCATAACGCACATATAAATAGGCGATGCCTTTGCCTACAAAGTTGCTATCAGTCGACGTGTCTGTGTGGAGAGTGTTTGCAAGGTTTTTGCCTGTAACATTGGCAAAGTCATCGCTTGCGGAAGTCTGGTCGCCCAGATGCTTGTAAATGCGTATTTTGCTCTTCCAGGTATCACCCGTGACAAAGCCGTCGCTATCGACTGTGACGACCTCATCATTGATATAGATGTCGCCAATATCGTTAACTTCGTGCCCCGCAAGGGAAATGATTTGGTGCAAATAACGGTTATTGCTGCCTGTCGTTTCATAGAACGTTACTGTGCCGCCTTTGCGTACCTTGCCATAAACAAAATCTTGTGGCGCAGCCGTACTACGGGAATTGACTAAAATACCTTGGCTTTGGTTGTTAAAAGATGACGGCTTTGGAGCCATCGCCTTCATAGCCCAAGACGTTATTGCTGTTGTCACCAAGTACCCAACAGCGGTCGCTAGTGTTAGCTTAAATGCACCAAGTTGAAAAATGACAGTTGCGCCCAAAGCCTGCTGGCCAAGCGCAGCAAAGATCGCATTACCAATAACCGTCGCACGAGGCACACGGCTCCATGAATTGGTTGCTAATACGTTAAAAGGCTCATTTGTTTTCATTGATAACCCATGCACGATCTATGGACTGCAACGGCAATGCGAGCAGTCCAGACTTGGATAAAAATACTGCTTTGTTTCCAGTGCACACACCCAGCGCAGCACCAATGATCCAACGTTGTTTCTCTTTGGTCGCAACCAAGGCACCAAGTGGCGGCACATGGCCAACGCAAGCAAGGCGTTCGTCTATTGCACCGTAGAAGTCGCGACGACCAAATTCTTTGATCAACTCTTTTTTTCGCATTGGTCGGTTGTGAACCATGTAGCGACCAAGCCAATCATCTGCCCACCCGCGCCCATACATCGCGTGAAAAGCATTATTAGAAAACGTAAGGCAATCATGCTTGCCCCAAACAAATGCCTTATCTCTCACCTGCTCAAGGTAAGCGTTTAGGCTTTCTCTCGGCCCCATATGATCTCTTTGTCTGCCATATCTTGAACATATGAAAAGAACGTATCGCCAGAGTTCCGTGTTTGGTGATTGGCGTCGGTATATCTGCGATTGCTTGCACGCTCCAACAACGTGAGTTTGCTATCAACTGTCACGGTAATCGTACTGCTTTCACCATCATCCTGAATTTGCATCGTGTTCATCAGACCAGCAAATATTTCAATGTGTGTGCTGTCATCAGTGCCAAAATAAATTGTGCAAGCACGACGCTGATATGGCTCATCTAAAGCAAGCGAAACAATCGAACTGGGAACGCCAGAGAGAGACAGCGTGACGCTCTTTGCGGTTAGATCGTTTACCTCTTCAAGGCCACCAATTTGCAGAAGGTTGCCCGATCCTGTGTATGTGTCACCCTCAATAGTTTTGTCACCATAACCAGTCCAAAGTCTGATCGGGTCGCTGTCAAATAACAGTTCAACAGCAAAGAATGGTTGGATGTCGTCTTGAAGTAGCGCAGTTAATAAGTTTGCGGCAATTGTACGAGACATTAAACGGCCTCCATTGCAGCGAAAGTAACGCCGTATTTCTCAAGTTCACTGACACTAAATGGAACTTCATTAGAGACTAAACGAAAAACACCTTTCGCGCTTTCAAAGGTCAAAGCTGCATTGTCTGCAATTGACGTTCGCACGTTTGGCCAAACCTCAACTGTGCCCGCCCCACTTGAATTGGTATCCACATCTTCGAGACATTTAAAAAGCTGTTGTGACGTGCCTGTACCGACTTGAATGTAATCACCAATGCGCAGGTAATTTGTTGTTGATGCTGGCGCACTGTCGAAGGTTAATGTGGTCCCTGAACTTACTGCACCGTTTATCGCTACAGTATCCGCGTCACGAGCTGACCCACGTGGTATTGCTGCTTGAAAATCGCCTGCGTAAAACGTCCCTTTACGTCCCTTCATTGATAGCAGCCACCCGATCCATTCTTCAGCATCTGCGCGAACCATTGGTGGTAAAGTCACATCCAACTGCCACATCTTACCTGCATATTCATAGCTCGTTCCAGCAAAGGTAAACGGGCTTGCGGTGTAAGCTGTCGCGTTCGTCGCCCGCATTTCATAAGAGCGTATGCCTGTGTGGGTTGGTATGTCGCGAGGATAGGTGATCGCCATTAGAATGATCTCCCATATGTGCCGCCTCTGCGTTTCGCATCTAATACGGCATTTTTTGCACTATCTGCGATCTGAGGCATAAGTGACTTAATTTCTGTGCGAACAGTTTGCTGCACACCAGTCGTCACATTAATCGTCTGGTTAAGCGTGATACCCTCACCTGATCCTCCAACAGCCGCTTTTGCTTGTGGAACAGAGAGAACACGCCCTGCTGTACTAGGAACAAATATTTCTCGGCCATGCTCACCTACGGTGTAAGGCTCACCTGCTTGTACTGGACCACCTGATGCACGACCACCCCCGCCACCGCCTGTTGGTGCTGGAGATACACCAAAAAAGCCCATCGCCGCGTTTACCATTCGCTGGACCACGAGCACACGGTACAATTCACGAACGACAGCAATGGCTGTTTGCCGAACCGTATCTTTGAAGCTATCCGCACCGTCTATGGCTGACATGAACACGTCTTCCAGCGAACGCTCTAATGTGCTGGCAATGCTATCTAGGTCATCCATAGCATCGCCCATAAGTTTAAATTCTTCTGTGGACGCTTTGATGTCTGACGGGCTTGGCAGGCCGCGCGGTAGATTATTGGTCGTGCCTGTAACGTTGCCCTCGTCGACTTTAGTGGTCATGGGCGGTGAGTTATTATCCAACTCATCATTTACGCCTTCCAATTCTTTTTTGGCAGCTTCTAGCGCAATATTGAGCATCATGATGTCTTGATTGAGCAGGCCAATCTTGGCGGTGTACGCCTCGACCCTTTTCAAATCTTTTTCATCTAGCAAGGAAGGATCGCGGCCATCCAAAGTATCCGCCAGGCGCTGTTGGAAATAGGCCCGACGTTCAATTAAATGATCGATCCTTTGCTCCATATCCCTTACGTCTTCTTCGACAGTATTGGACAAAACCTCCGCACCCATATTCTTAAGTTTTTGGATAGCCTCAACAACGGTGTTGATCATGCCTGCGCTGGCAGAGGCCGCTTGCACAAGAGCCTCAAATGCTGGCAGGCCATAATCTGTGACGAATTGTTTAAGAACGATCAGCTCATCTTCTAGACTGTAGATGGTTTCGAGAAGCTGAACTTTCAGCGTATCGTTTAATGCTTGCGCTTTGTTGGTGTATTCAACAGCCGCTGTGATCGCATCTTCGTTAATAATCCTACCAGTGCGCTCGGCTTCGATGCCAAGTTGGTTCATTACACGCCCTTGGTCCTTCAGCAAAGGTAGCAACGCCGTCGTATCTGAAGCCATTGCCTCGAGATAGAAAGTAAAATCTTGCTGGCTCGCCCCTGCCTTTTGCAGCGTGTCCACGTATAGCTGTAAGGCTTGTGGTCCAGATAGGTTGCGGAACTGATCAGCGGTGACACCAACCAGCGGCGCGACATTCTCAAAGAAGTCTTTCATTGGACCGCCGCCAGTGGCTAGAAAGTCACCTACGCGATCATTCACGTCTTTCAGGATGTCGGCGACCTTGTCTTGCTCTACGCCAACAGTGCGCGCGGCTTGCGCAAATTTCTGAAATTCTGTTGTGCTGGCATTGGCAACTTGTGACAGCCGACCAATTTGGACTGCGAAGTCAGCAGATGATCTAACCGCCTGCACAGAGACCAAACCAGCAAGAATTGGTGTCAAAGCACGTGCCGCCCGACCCATGCTGTTAAACGCTTTCGTTGTGCGGCTTAAGTCTTTCTGTGACTTTGCAGAGAACCGTTCAACGCGGCGCTGTGCGCGGTCCATAGCGCGGGTAAACTGCTTATCGCGCGCTGATAGGATAATGTTTAGTTCCTGCGCTGTAATCGCCATTATCCGTACCTCGCAGCCAGTTCCTTGGCCTCATCTAACGTGGGTGCCTTTGCACCAGGCTTTTGTGGGCTGTGCGCTTTTTGCCAGCCTTCAAACACCAAGAAGACATCGCGTGGGATTAAATCCCTGACCTCTTCTGGTTTCAGCCCAGTTATGATTGCATTTGAAATGAGCTGTCGGACATCAAGTTTTCTTGGTCCGCTTCCGCTTGATTGTCTTTTTTTTTGAGTTCCGCTTCGTCAAAAGCGTCAGGCATAAAGGCTACGCCAAGAACCGCTTGAGAAATTTGATAGAACCGAAATAAGTCCGCTGGCGTTGCATTCTCAACCAGCCTGTCAGCGTCCGCGTCTTTCTTGCCGCCACCAACCAGAGCAAGAGCAATGATGTCTCGTACCTCTTTCGACGTAGGCTTATTCGCGCGACCAAAGAACCCTTCCCAAACATCAAATATCCCCCGATGCATGTCCTCAAAGCGTTCTATTTCACGACAACGTAACAGGAGCGTGTAGGTGACCCCGTCGATCTCTTCGACGATGCCACCGCGCGGTGCGGTTGCTGTAATTGCCATGTGAGATTGCTTCCATAAAAAAGCCACTGCCTACAGGAGAAAGCAGTGGCTTGGACATTAGGAGGTGTCCAATGAGAGTTTGATAAACCGCCTGGACTAAAAGCGGCTGATCGGAGATGAGCTAACAGGGATAATGCTAACCTGTGCCTAGGTGGGCATTTTGATTTGCATCATGCAAGATATGTCACTGCGCACTTTCGGCTTCGCTTCGTTCTGCGGAAAATTTAAGCGACAATATTTGCGGATGATGAAATATGTTGCACACTAGGCAGCAGTGAACGTGACAGTCCCGTTGCTTTCCAAACTTGTCGAGAACGTGACGCCGCCTTCTGTTTCGCCACCAAATTCAAGTGAAGTCACGCGAAACTCACCAGCGTAAGTGCCGAAGTCGGGGACAACGATCTCAAAGTTGGCAACTGGATCAGCCTGCATGGCCACTGTGTTTAGCCGTGCTTCTGCTGTTTCATCCAAAAATACACCATCGCCAGATACCGACACAGACTTTAATCCGTTCAACGATGCCGAAAACAAAACACCGCCAGGCGATGATGCATCAGGCGTTGTTACGTCGATTGCTGAGTTGTTAATTGTAAGCGTTTTTGAGTTAATCCCAGCCAATGCTGAAAATACCTCACTGCCGCCCCCATCCCCAATTTTGAGAAGCAAGGCGCGTCCTAGTTGTTTAGCCATGTTCGTTCCTTTCGACTTAGGCGGTTTCCAACATTGCCGTCAGGATGACGCTGGCCTTGTGACCCCGTTCGTCTGCATTCCGTGTGACAACGTAATTTTCGCAGCGCATCTCAATCAGGTGAAACCCTGTAAGCGTTACGCTGCTTTCTGATCGGTGAAGTGCCGCACGGACTGCTTCAGCGATTTGCGTGGCCTCAACCCGCCCTGTTGATTGGGTAAATGCCTCAATTTCAAAACTGACTTCTGCACCAATGTTGCCATCCGTGTCATCTGCACTTGGCGTGATGTTTCCAAACCGAATGAACGGATAAGTCACGGGTGTTGGTGGCTCATCATAAATGCGCGTCGAAACTAGGTTCGCGACACCACTATTTGCAGCGAGAGTGGCGCGCACACCTTTCTGCAGCTCCAGCGCAAAACCATTGCTCATTTTAGACCAACCTCTTTTGCAGCCTTGTTCATAGCGCGCTTTACGCGTCCCAGATGTTTAGGACCGATGATCGATTGTGTTCGCCGCATGAACGGGTTTGGCG